ACAGCATTCAACGCAAATGAAGTTGGACACTGTGCAGACCAAGTGTTTGCAAATGGAACATCACCGTTGTTTATTTCGAGATCAAAAATCTCGGCTACAACAGCGAATACACAGGCTCAATTGTTCATCCTGGGTGTTTCTAGAGATCCAGATCACTCTGACACAACTGCTGAGGGCTTTGCTCTTAGAGTTCAGATCAGAGAACACATCTTGGTCGGAAACAACACTCAGAGAGCAGGGATATAAGGAGGAATAACTATGGCTATATCACGTAATCAACTAGTTAAAGAACTAGAGCCAGGTTTGAATGCTTTATTTGGCCTGGAATATAAACAGTATGAGCAGGAACACACTGCAATATATACTACTGAGTCATCTGACAGAGCTTTTGAAGAAGAAGTAATGTTATCAGGTTTTGCTCAAGCATCAGTTAAACCAGAAGGTTCAGCTGTTAAGTTTGATCAAGCTCAAGAGACTTTCACAGCAAGATACACTAACGAGACAGTTGCTCTCGCTTTTGCTATCACTGAGGAAGCTATTGAAGACAACTTGTATGACAGACTTGCTTCTAGATACACAAAAGCTTTAGCAAGATCTATGGCTCAAACAAAACAAGTTAAAGCAGCGGCACCATTAAACAATGGTCTACCTGGAGGAACATTCAATTCAGGTGACGGTGTAACGCTATTTAACACATCGCACCCAACTGTTGCTGGAACTTTCAGTAACACATTGGCAGTAGCGGCAGACTTAAACGAAACTTCATTAGAGCAAGCAATGATTGACATTGCAGCGCTAACTGATGAAAGAGGTTTAAAAATTGCTGCGAAAGCGACTAGCATGGTAATACCATCTGCACTACAATTTACTGCTGACAGATTAATGAATTCTGCTGGTAGAGTTGGAACTGCTGATAACGATATCAATGCAATCAGAAACATGGGAATGATTCCTGGAGGATATTCAGTGAACCACTTCTTAACTGATACTGATGCGTTCTATCTAATCACAGACGTGCCAAATGGTATGAAACATTTCGAAAGAGCTCCATTAACTACAAAAATGGAAGGTGACTTCGATACTGGTAACGTAAGATACAAAGCTAGAGAAAGATACGTATTTGGCGTATCTGACCCTAGAGGTATTTTTGCATCACCAGGTGCGTAATCAATAATTTTGAGGCGGGACACAATCCCGCCTCATTGTTTAAATAGAAAGAAAAAATGCACCCTAAACAATTCAGAGTCCAAATATCCGCATATCACTATCACGCTGATTTCAACATTAAGAGCATTGATGGCCCTATAGACATTGAAAATGCAATAGTTGACAGATTGGGAAAAGGTGATATAAAATGGGAGTATCTTGGAGAAATGTTTGATCCCAAGGTAAATAGAATAACCTATGAGGAGGTTATCGATGGAGGAGATGATGCAACATCTACAAGACCTTTACACGAAGAAAAGAGGTCTGGATCTAGAATGGGAGCAGGAGCATCTCAAGGAGGGTAGGTATACCCTTAATATGGTTAAGATTGACAGAAAAGTCAGAGAAGTGCTTACCCATATAAGAGCAGCAGAAGCTAAAAAAGCTCACTTGGAAAATAAAGTTGAGGATGCAGCTCCACAAGTTTCAGTAGCTACTTAATAAAAAGCTACATCGTTGGAAAAATCCAATCCACATGGCAGGCCCTCTTGCGCTCTACTTAAAACTGTTGTATAAAAATTACACTATACAAATTATTAATATTTCACATAGACGCGTATAGTCGACGGCCAAGAGACTGTGTGATCTAAACTTGGAGGATATAATTATGGCAAGAACTAACTTTTCGGGACCAATCAACGTTGGCCGAATACAAAACACTACAGGAACGTCTATAAATGAAAACGTAAGAAACGTTGCATTTGTTGAGTGTCATGCTTCGTTCCCTGTAAATCACAGTAACTTTACTGTAACAACTGATGCTGACAAATTAGCTGTGACTGGTTCTAATGGAGCTAGCACAACTTCTGTTACATTAGTAGATGCTACTCAAAACGTACCAGGGATAACTTCTGATGGTGGTTTCGAAGCTGCATCTGTAATCACTTTAACATCTGCTGGTAATGACTCTGCAAGAACTGCAACTATCACTGGAACAGATGTTTTAGACAATGCACAAACTGAAGATTTAACAATGGCAAATGCTGATGTTGCAACTTCAACTAAAACTTTCAAAACTGTAACTTCTATAGCTATTGATGGTTCTGGTACTGCAGGTACTTTATCAGTTGGTGTAATTGAAACTGGATTAATTTCAGTTGTTTGCAGATCGTTATTTAACGAATACCCGCTAGGTCAATCATCAACTTCATCTAGCAAAAACTTAGCAAACAATATTGTAATTCCTAAATTTTCTAGAATTAACGATATTAGATTTGTAGTTAACGAAGCTTTCGATACAGCTGGCTTTGACATGCAAATCGGTGCTAACGTTGCACAAGCGGCAGGAGCTACTCTAAACAGTTTAGATCTTGACTACTTTGCAGGTGATGCTGATAATGATGTAAAAGCTGTTGCTTCGCATCACATTCCAACTGGAATGGACCAAACAGTAGCTCAAATGAAAAATTGTTTAAATGTTTCAGATGACGATGCTGCTGGTTTTGAGATGGACAAAGCAGTTGTTATTTCTGCTAAGACTGATGATGCATTAACAGCCGGAGAAGGTGTGTTAAACATTTATTGGACTCAGCAAGTTAACGACACTAACTAATATAATTAGAGTGCCCCTTCGGGGGCACCTTTAATAAGGAGAACAATAATGGCAGCAAAAACTGATATACAGGCTACTAGATCCGCAGCAGCAGCTGGTGCAACAGCTATTATAGAGCCACCAGTAAGATTAAGAGGAATTATTATTGCTTCTGATGGGACAGGTGCAGGTCAACTAGAACTTACAACAACATCAAACACAGGAACAACACTGTTTATCGCTGACGTTCCAAGTGGAGATGTAATTAATTTTAATTTTCCTGAAGATGGAATTTTATTTCCAAAAGGAATTTTTTGTAAAACTAAAACTAAAGTTACGGCTTATACTTTACTTACAGACAAATTTTCTGGTCCAAACTTAACAGCTGGATAGGAGGTTTAAGTGGCAAACGTTACTTCAGGGTCTTATACTTTTGGAAAGACTCTTCCAGTCGAAGAGGTTATTGAAGAAGCATACGAAAGAATAGGTATGCAAAGTGTATCTGGCTATCAATTAAAAACAGCTAGAAGATCTTTAAATATTCTTTTTTCAGAGTGGGGCAATAGAGGTCTACATTATTGGGAAGTTAGAAACCAGAGTATTGAAATGGTTGATGGTCAAGCTGAGTACAGTTTTTTTAGATCAACAGCTGACGGCACAAGCGCTGGAGTTACAACTACTTTATCTGCAGGAATTAATGCTACAGTAACAACGATTGGTGTTGCATCTGTAACTAATCTTGCTACTTCAGGTATTGTAAAAATAAATGACGAAGAGATAACTTACTCAGGTATATCTGCTTTAAATTTAACTGGTTGTGTTAGAGGTGTAAACGGAACAACTGCTGCCACTCATACTTCTGGAGATAATGTTTTACAATTTCCTGCAGGCGTTAATGATATTTTAGAATCTAATTATAGAAATGATCAAAATGTCGACGCTCCCATGACAAAAATTAGTAGATCACAGTATCAAGCTTTTTCAAACAAAACAGATAAAGGAACACCAAATCAATATTTTGTTCAAAGATTTATAGATAAAGTCACTATAACTTTATACTTAACGCCAGGTAGCACACAGGCTCAAACTGGATATTGCATAAATTTTTATTACACACAAAGGATACAAGATGTGGGTGCATATACAAATGCAACCGATGTTCCTTTTAGATTTATACCTTGCATGACTTCAGGTTTAGCATACTATCTTGCTATTAAATACGCTCCACAAAGAGTACAAGAATTAAAATTATTATATGAAGATGAATTTGCTAGAGCTCTCGCGGAGGATGGATCCCCAGTTAGCACATTTATAAGTCCGAAAGTTTACTATCCGGAGCTAGGATAATGGGAAGTTTTGCATCTGGTAAATATGCATACATGATTTCGGACCGATCAGGTTTACGGTTTCCGTATACTGAGATGGTTCAAGAGTGGAATGGTTCTTGGGTTCACATATCTGAGTTTGAACCAAAGCAGCCTCAATTACAACCAAGACCTACTAGTGCTGATCCACAAGCTTTAAAACACCCAAAACCAAGTAGAACAGCTTTTCCTACACCGAATGTTTTAAGAAACGATCCGTTTGTAATGACAGCTGCATCTAAAGTTGTAACAGTTTTTACTGGTCAGGATGAAACATTACAAGACAGTAATCCTTGGTCCACGGGTGATGCAATAAGATTTACTGAAGTTAAAAAACCTGTTGGTGGAGTTGCAATCAACACTCTTCAACTAGGGACAACTTTAGATGGTAATATTTCAGCTACAGCTACGACCATAACTCTTGCTGATGCTAGTGCTTTTCCAACGAGCGGATTTATTGTTATTGGAGATGAAACAATAGAATATACTGGTAAATCTAGTAATGATCTAACTGGTTGCACTCGAGGTACATCCGCACCAGCATATGGTAGAACATATTCAAATACGACAGCGTCATCACATAATTCAGGTGCAAAAGTTTTTGGATCGTATATAATAACAAAAGTTTCTGAGACAGCTACAAACGATGCAAATACAGTTCAGAGCTATAGTAATAAATTTACTTTTAGTTTAGTATCAAATGCATCAAGCACAGAAACTGGAGGAGGATTCTTTGTATTTGCAGGACCTGTAAATCAAAGAGCATAATTATGGCAGGATTTAATTACGCAAATTTAGTAACTGATATCAGAAACTACACAGAGGTGGGCGATAGTGTGTTAACAGCAGCTATCATTAACAGATTTATTGAGGATGCTGAATTTAAAATTTTTTATGATGTTCCAATTGATGCCTACAGATATGTTAGTGAAGGGACACTAGTAACAGATGATAATACAATAAATGTTCCCGGTAAAGGCACACAAGGTGCTACTGGTGCAGTATTTGTTAGAGGCATAGAAGTATTTAATTCTACATCGGCTACAACTGGTCAAGGGGTTTGGTTAGAGAAAAAAGATCAAACATATTTATCAGAGTATGTAGGACGATTAACTGGAACTGAGGGAGATCTAACAAACCAAGACACGACTGGTTTACCTAAATATTACGCCATGTTTGGTGGGGCAACTGGCACGACTAGCACTACATCAGGAGGCATGTATATAGCGCCAACTCCTGATCAAAACTATAAATTTAGAATATATTACACTATGATGCCTAAAAGTCTGGTCACAGAGACTAGTGGCACGTATATCAGTCAATATTTTCCAAGTGGGTTATTATATGCATGTCTCGTAGAGGCATATGGATTTTTAAAAGGTCCAATGGATATGTTGACTTTGTATGAAAATAAATATAAACAAGAGGTACAGAAGTTTGCAGGAGTGCAAATTGGAAGACGTAGAAGAGATGATTACACTGATGGAACGGTAAGAATACCAGTGCAGTCACCTTCACCGTAAAAGGAGAACAACTATGGCAATAACATCGGCAATTTGTAACAGTTTTAAAGTAGAAATTTTAAAAGGGGTTCACGACTTCACAGCTTCTACTGGTAATACATTTAATTTAGCTCTTTACACAAGTTCTGCAACTTTAGGAGCAGGCACAACTGCGTACACAACATCTGAAGAAATAACAGGGACTGGGTATACTGCAAAAGGAGCTGCTTTAACAAGCATAACCCCTACATTAGATTCCACAACAGCATGTTGTGATTTTGATGATGTAAGTTTTACGAGTGCATCTTTCACAGCTAACGGATGTTTAATATTCAATGACAGTGCAACAGGTGATCCTGCGGTCTGTGCAGTAGCTTTCGGTGGAGATAAAACAGTTTCCTCTGGAACATTCACAATTCAGTTCCCAGCAAAAGCAGCAACAACAGCTATAGTTAGAATAGCATAAGGAGGTAAATCCTTATGTCGAATACCTGGGGAGCAAACTCTTGGGGACATAATCAATGGGGTGATCAAGACTCTGTTGACATTTCACTTACAGCACCATCTGGTTTAACATCTGCAGTAGGAGCTATTGAAGCTTTTAACGAAGAGGGTTGGGGCAGACAAGAGTGGGGTAATTCTGGTTGGGGTGTGCAGTATGCAGTAGAGTTAACATCTGTTCAAGGACAGTTGACTTCAAGCATTGGTTCTGTAACAACGGTGATTGCAGTTCCACTAACAGCACCTTCAGAATTAACATCTAGTTTAGGCACGCCTACTTTAGACCTAACATCAATTGCAGCGTTAACAGCACCAAGTCAAATGACTTCGCAGGTCGGAGATTTTGATAATGCTGGAACATTAGTTGGTTGGGGTAGAAACGGTTGGGGCGAAGAACCTTATGGAGATTCATTTAACAAATTAGTACAACCAGCTGGAGTTAGTGCAACATCTTCTGTTGGATCTTTAACCACGGCTGTTGAAAATTTTGTACCGTTAACCGCACCAAGTCAATTAACAGCAGGTTTAGGTTCCTTAACTTTAGATTTAACTTCTGTCATAACTCCAACGGCGCCTTCACAATTAACGTCTAGTGTAGGAGCTATTTCTCCTACTAACATGACAGTGGGATTAACAGGCCAACAAGCGACATCTGCAGTCGGTGGAGTGGTTTTAGATCAGATTGTAATATCTCCTACAGGTCAATCTGCAACCACTGGTGTAGGATCATTAATAGTTGGAATAGGTGTTCCGTTAACAGGACAGGTTGCAACATCTGGAGTTGGTTCTTTAATATCTCAAATAGGCGTCCCACTAACTGCACCATCAGCTGCAACATCGAATGTGGGGGCCATTGCGCCTACAGAAATGACCGTTGGATTAGCCGGTCAAGAGGCAACATCTGCTGTGGGAGCTTTAGGAATAAGGGCATATCAAAATGTTGTAATTGATGGAAATACAAGTTATAGTGACGTAAGTAAAAATAATAGTGCAAGCTATTCCGATGTTGACAATACAGCGGAGACATCTTATACAGATGTTACAGCAGCATAGAGGATAAATTATGGCATCAACTTTTACGAATTTAGGTATTGAACTAATGGCCACTGGTGAAAATGCCGGTACATGGGGAAATAAAACAAACACTAATTTACAAATAGTTCAACAAATCACAGGTGGTTATCAAGAACAAGCTTTAACTAATGGCGGAACTTTAGCTTTAACTAAAAATGATGGTGCAACTGGAGCAACTCTTGCAAATAGAGTTTGGAAACTTACAGGTGCATTAACGGGATCATCTATTGTTACTGTCCCTGATAGTGTAGAAAATCTTTACATAGCTCACAATGGTTCTACAGGAGCTCAAACTGTTCAATTAAAAACTGCAACAGGGACTGGTACTACTTGGGCAACTACAGATAAAGGTCACAAAATAGTATACTCTGATGGAACTAATATCGTTGATGTTTTTGCAGATTTTTCAGAAATAGGACTATCTAATCAAAACCCTTTAAAATTTAAAGATGCAGATGATTCTAACTTTTTTGCATTAAAAGCACCAGCAACCATAGGTTCTAGTGTAACATTAACATTACCTAACGCAGACGCTACTTCTTCAGGCCAGGCTTTGGTTTCTGACGGAGCTGGAACGTTATCATTCGCAGATGCGGGTATAACAACAGGAAAAGCTATTGCAATGGCGATCGTATTCGGTTAAAAAGGAGACAATATGGCAAATCCAAATATAGTATCAGTAACTAGTATCAAAGGTGAATCGTTAGGATATAACTTAACGGCCACTACAACTACAACTTTATTAACAGTATCCGCTGATAAAATTATAAAAGTAAATAGAATCACATGCGCAAACGTTGATGGCACAAATGCAGCTGATTTATCTTTATCAGTTGTAAAAGCAAACTTTACTCCAGACGGTGTAGCAAACTTTGATACGTCTGGAACTTTTTTTCTAGCAAAAACAGTATCAGTTCCAGCTGACGCAACGTTAGTTGTGCTAGATACTCCAATTTATCTAATGGAAGGTGATGTTCTAAAAGGTGGTGCAAACGCGGCATCAGATTTAGATTTATTCATATCATATGAATCTATAGACGACGCGTAGGAGGTTTTATAGGCTATGGCAAATGGCGGAATTATAGGACCAACAAACGTAACGTCTTTTGGTAAAGATACAGTAACATCAAAAACATCATCTGGTAACGTAACCACACAACCTGGCACACGACTTGTAACTGCAGTTGTTGTAGCAGGAGGAGGCGGTGGCGGTGGTGCACCTTCATCACCTGATCACGTTTCAGGTGGAGGTGGAGCAGGTGGAGCTAAAGCAGTTACATGTATTTCAGTTTGTGGAGCAACAGCTTACCCAATGACAGTTGGGGGAGGTGGTCCTGGCGCTTCTGCAGGCGGACAAGGTACGTCAGGAAGTAACTCCGTTGCAGGTTTTCCATCTAACCCTACTACAGTTTGTGGTGGTGGAGGTGGAGGTGGTGGACCTCCAGGAACAAATTCAGGAGCTAATGGTGGATCAGGTGGTGGTGGATCTTCAGCAGGTGGTCAACCATCTTCTAATAATTTTGGAACAGGTGTTTGTGGACAAGGTAATCCTGGTGGAAACGGTTTTGATGCTCCTCCTCCCGCTTTAACAGGTGGTGGAGGTGGTGGTGCAGGTGGTGCAGGTACAGCAGGAAGCCCTCCATCTAATACAGGTGGTCCAGGTGGACCTGGAACAGATTTTAGTCCTTTCATAGGAAATATTGGACCTACATGTTCAGTATTTGCAGGTGGCGGTGGTGGAGCAGTAAGAAGTGGAACTCAAGGAACAGGTGGTCCAGGTGGTGGTGGAGCAGCAAGATGTTCTAGTTCTGGTAATGGAGTCCCAGGAACTTCTAACACAGGTGGTGGTGGAGGAGGAACTGGAGCACCTGGAGCAAACGCAGGGGGCACTGGTGGACCAGGAATCGTAGTCGTAAAAGAAATTAATAAAGCAAGTGGTGTGTGGTCAATGTCTGAACAATTTGATGCACTTAGCGAAAACACATGGCCTAAAAGAACATTTACAGCAGACATATTAATGGTAGCTGGTGGTGGAAGTGGAGGTTCTCATTGTGCGCTTGGTGGTGGTGGAGCTGGTGGATTAATATTTCAAGAATCAAGAGCTATTGAAGCAGGCACATTAGATGTTGTAGTAGGAGCTGGTGCAACAGCAGCACCTGGACCTGCAGAAGGTGTTACTGGTAATGATACTACTTTTGGTGGTTTAACAGCAAAAGGTGGTGGAGCAGGTAATCGTGGACCTGGTGCTGGTGATGGAGGATCAGGTGGTGGTTCAAGTAGAGGTAACTGTGCAGTTGGTGGTTCAGCCACTCAACCAAGTCAACCTGGAGATTCAGGAACTTTTGGTTTTGGTAATCCAGGAGGAACAAACAGCCCAAGTTTTGGAACTAGATTAGCAGCAGGTGGTGGTGGAGCAGGTGGAGCTGGAGGTAATCCCTCTGGTTGTAATACATCTGGTGCAGGTGGAGCAGGTAAAAATGTCAGTCCAACTTTTGGAACTAGTGTTGGTGTATGTGGAATATTTGCAGGTGGTGGTGGATCTGGGGTCTATGCACCTAATCCAAGTCCAGGTGCTTTGAATCCTGGCCCAGGTGGATCAGGTGGTGGAGGAGCAGGCGGTTCTGCACCTCAAAATGGTGGTTGTGGAGCTGCAAACACTGGAGGTGGAGGTGGTGGAGGTTACTTATCTTGTTCTGTCCCAGATAGAGATGGAGGTAGTGGTGGATCAGGTGTAGTTATATTAAGAGTACCTACTGCTGTTGCGCCAAGTTTATCTGTAGCGCCTGGCACAAATTCTATTGTATGTGGACCTTCAGGAACTAAATTAGTCAAATTTACAGTCTCTGGAACGTTGACTTCTTAATAACTGTATCAGGGACATTGACAATTAGTTAAGATTAAAATATAAAATATAAATTTAAGGAGTAAGAATATGGCACATTTTGCAGAATTAAAATCAAAAGTAGATCCAACTGGTTTCACTTCTGATACACATCAAGTTGTAGAAAGAGTTGTTGTTGTGGGAAATGATATCCCTGCAAACGGTGGAACTTTAGGAGATAATGACATGCATGTTGACGGAGAAACATGGTGTTCAAATTTTTTTAAAGGTGGAAGTTGGAAACAAACTTCTTACAATAATAATTTTAGAAAACAATACGCAGGTATTGGATACGTTTACAATTCATCAAAAGATAAATTTATATCGCCACAACCTCACGCTTCATGGTCATTAGATGATAATGATGATTGGCAAGCACCAATAGCTTATCCTACAATTACAGATGATGGTCAAGCAGAATCAGAATGGCAATATAATATTTCTTGGAACGATACAAAATATCAAGCTGACAACACTAAAGGTTGGGAAGCAATCAAATCAAACGACGAAGCGGAAACTCCAACAGTTTACGATTGGAACGGCACAGCCTGGGTGTCCGCATAGGAGGACACAATGCCAAGAAATAAAGTTGGCTCATCAAATGGTGGAATAATTGGAAAAACGAATAAAACTTCGTTTGGAAAATGCACTGTTACTACTAAAACATCGTCAGGAGATATCACACTACGATCAGGAACTAGAGTTGTTCAAACAGCAATTGTTGCTGGAGGAGCAGGGGGAGGTCATGATGGCGGTGGTGGCGGTGGAGCAGGTGGTTTAAGAAATATTGAAGTAAACGCATCAACAAGTGTAACAGCAACAATTGGTGGCGGAGGTGCTGGCGGATCAGGACCAACAACCAAAGGTGTTTCTGGTACTGACAGTAGTTTAGCTGCTTGTGGAACAACTTATACCTCAACTGGAGGTGGTGGAGGTGGTTCTAATAATACTGCGTCTGGTAATCCAGGTGTGGCTGGGGGATCAGGTGGAGGTGCTGCAAACACAGCATGTGCACCATCTACAAGATGTGGAGGTGCAGGAAATACACCACCAGTAAGTCCACCTCAAGGGAATCCTGGTGGAAACAGTTTTAGAAATGCTAGTAACACACAAGGTGCTGGTGGAGGTGGAGCTGGATCAGCAGGTGAAAATTCACAATCAAGTCCATTTATAAGTGGAGATGGTGGATCAGGATTAGATGTAAGCCCAGATTTTCCAGGAGTTCCTAATTCAGGAGTTTATGCAGGCGGTGGTGGAGGTGGAACCAATTCTGGCCCTACTGGTGGAGATGCAGGACCAGGTGGTGGAGGTGCTGGTGCTCCTGATGGTGGAGCTGCTGGTGACGGAACTACTAATACTGGGGGTGGTGGCGGTGGAGGACCTGGATCAAACGGACCAAGTCCATCTCCAAGTAGAAGAGGTGGATCAGGTGGTTCAGGAATAGTAATTGTAAAAGAATTAAATAAAGCGAGTGGTATGTGGTCAATGCAAAGTCAGTTTCAATCTATATCTCAAGGACTATGGCCAAAAACATTTGCAATTTCAGGAGCAACAGTTTTAGTTGTTGCAGGTGCCGGTGGTGGTGGATTTGATAATGGAGCAGGTGGTGGAGGTGGTGGTATGATATTAGCCACAGGAGTAGATTTTGATAAAGGTTGCGTTGCAGCCGTGATCGGAGCAGGGGGTGTCGGAGGAGCTGGAAACCCAACACCTGCAGGAACAGGTTCTGACTCAACTTTAATAGGTGGGGGAGTTTCATTTACAGCAAAAGGTGGTGGTGGAGCTGCACAACCTGGAGGTTCTACACCAGAAACTGCAAAACCTGGAGGTTCAGGTGGTGGAGGATCTAGAGGTGGTGGTTCAGGAACTAAAGGTACAGCTACACAAACAGATGCACCTGGTTTTCCAGGTTCTGGTTTTGGTAATGATGGAGGAGTAAGTTCTCCAGAAGCATCTGGTGGTGGTGGAGGTGCCGGTGGAGCTGGAGGCAATGCATCGGGATCAGGACCATTTAGTAGTTCACAAGGTGGAGCTGGTGGTGCACATAAAGATGTAAATCCTGCGTTTACTCAATCTCTTCCAAATTCTGGTGATTACTCTGGTGGATCTGGTGGAGGTGGTGGAACTGAGGGAAGTCCTGGTGGTGGAGGAGCTGGAGCCCCAGGAGGACCAGGACCTAGTTCTGGTGATGGTGCTGCGGGTACTGCCAATACTGGAGGAGCCGGTGGAGCAGGAGCAGGAAGTGCTCCTAGAGATGGTGGTAATGGTGGTTCAGGTATTATAGTTATTGAATATCCAGGATCAGCTAAAGCAACTGGAGGAACTGTTACAACTGCATGTGGTACTACAAAACACGTAATTACTGGTAATGCAACTTTTGCGGTAACAGGTTAATTTGACTTTAAATTTAAAATAGATATAAGAAAGATATAGAAAGATGAACTTAACAAATTATTATTGGTATTTTCAATCAGCCATACCTTCTCGTATTTGTGATGAAATAGTTAAATATGGAAAATCTATTTCTGATCAAATGGCTGTTACTGGTGGTATGGGTAATAAAAATTTAAACCAAAAACAAATAAAAGATTTAAAAAAGAAAAGAGATTCTAACATTGTTTGGATGAATGATAGGTGGATATATAAAGAGATACAACCTTATGTTCATAAAGCAAATGCAAATGCAGGTTGGAATTTTCAATGGGATTTTTCAGAAAGTTGTCAGTTTACAAAATATGACAAAGGTCAGTTTTATGATTGGCATTGTGATGGTTGGGATAGACCTTATCAAAGACAAGAGGGAGATCCATCAAATGGTAAAATTAGAAAACTATCTGTTACTGTGAGTTTATCAGATCCAAAGGACTATAAAGGCGGTGAGTTAGAATTTGATTTTAGAAACATGGATCCAGATAAAAAACCTAATGTTAGAAAATGTACAGAGATATTACCAAAAGGATCTTTAGTTGTATTTCCTGGTTTTGTTTGGCATAGAGTATGCCCAGTTAAAAAGGGGTCTAGATATAGTCTAGTGATTTGGAATTTAGGATGGCCATACAAATGAGCATGACTTTTCCACAAAAATTAAATTTAGAACAATATTTTTCATGTCCAATATGGTGGGCGGATCAACCTAAGTTTGTAAATAAATTAAACAAGGCATCTGATAAATATATAAAAGATTCACAAAAAAATTTAAAAAAACAAATAGATGAAAGAAATAAAAAGTTTGGTGATAAGGGTGATATGGGCCATGTATTTCACTCTACTAGTTTAATCGGTGACCCTAAATTTAAAGATTTACAAGATTACGTAGGAGCAACAGCACATAATTTATTAGGTGAAATGGGTTTTGATTTAACAAATTATCAAGTATTTATTACAGAATTATGGGTGCAAGAGTTTGCCAAAAAAGGTGGTGGTCATCACACTTTACACACACATTGGAATGGACATATGTCTGGTTTCTATTTTTTAAAAGCAAGTGAGGCTACATCTATGCCTTTATTTGAAGATCCAAGACCCGGTAATGTCATGAATCTTTTACCTGAAAAGGATAAATCAAAAATTACATATGCAAGTTCACAAATTAATTATAAAGTAAAACCAGGCAGAATGATATTCTTTCCATCGTATATGCCACATCAATATATAGTTGATCTGGGATATGAACCTTTTAGGTTTATACATTGGAACTGCCAAGCGATACCAAAAGGAGTTTTAAATGTCATTCAAAAAAAATAAATACAGTGTTTTAAAAGGAGCTATCTCAAAAGAATTAGCAAACTTTGTATATAAATATTTTATAAACAAAAGAAATGTTGCTAAAGTTTTATTTGATACAAGATATATCTCACCTTTTACAGAATACTGGGGTATATGGAATGACGATCAAGTGCCAAATACTTATTCACATTATTCTGACATTGCTATGGAAACTTTACTAAAAGAAGTAAAACCTGTTATGGAAAAACATACAGGATTAAAATTAAGTGAAACATACTCGTATGCTAGAATTTATAAAAAAGGTGACATACTCGCTAGACATAAAGATAGATATTCTTGTGAAATATCTACCACGTTAAATTTAGGTGGTGACCCATGGCCAATATATTTAGATCCAACAGGTGGCAACAATAAAGCTGGTGTTAAAATAAAATTAAATCCAGGTGACATGTTAATATATTCTGGATGTGATCTAGAACACTGGAGAGAAGAATTTACAGGCAAAGATTGTGGTCAAGTATTTTTACACTACAACAAAGCAGGGTCTAAAACTGCTAAAGAAAACGCATTAGACAAAAGACCTTTATTAGGCTTACCTGCATGGTTTAAAAGTGCGAAGTTGACTAATTCTACAAAATAGTCTATACAATAGACTGGTGGGGGGAGACACCACCACAACACCCTCCCCCTGCTTTTAATCTGTTCAATAACTAATAAATTTGCTATAGTGGTTTACTATGCTACAGAAATTAGGGTTTTTACCAGGATTTAACAAACAAGTCACAGAAACCGGGGCCGAGGGCCAGTGGTTTGATGGTGATAATGTTAGATTTAGATATGGTTCACCAGAGAAAATAGGTGGATGGCAACAGTTGGGAGAGAACAAATTAACTGGTGCAGGTAGAGCAATTCATCACTTTGACGATAACGCAGGTATTAAATACGCTGCAATAGGTACAAATAGAATTTTATATGTTTATTCTGGGGGAATATTTTATGATATTCATCCTATTAGAGCAACAATTACAGGAGCTAATTTTACCAGCACCTCATCATCAACAACTGTCACCGTTACTTTAGGATCGCCACATGCATTAAATGACAATGATATTGTTTTATTTGATAGTGTAACAGGATTAACTGGTTCAACATTTACCAACGCTACTTTTGAAGATAATAAGTTTATGGTAACATCAGTGCCATCTACCACAACATTTACTATAACTATGGCTACAGCGGAGTCTGGCACACCGTTGAGTTCTGCTGGGTCAGCATCTGTTTTATTATATTATACAGTAGGGCCATCACAACAATTAGGTGGTTTTGGTTGGGGCACAGGTTTATGGTCTGGTACATCTCCGGGTGCTGCTACTACAACTCTAGCTTCCACAATCAATGATACGGTAACAGATATACCTTTAACTAACACTGCAGCATTTCCATCTGCAGGAGAAATTAGAATAGGATCTGAGGATATAAGTTTTACAGCTAATAATACTACAACAAATATTTTAAGTGGTGGTGCTAGAGAAGTTAACGGTACTACAAAATCAGGACATAGTGCAGGAGCAACAGTTACAGATATTTCTAAATTTGTTGCTTGGGGTGATCCATCATCTTCTGACTTTACGATTGATCCAGGTTTATGGATATTAGATAACTTTGGAACAAAATTAATAGCTTTGATATATAATGGTCAGTGTTTTGAATGGGACGCTGCAGCACCTAACGCTACAGGGGTCAGAGCAACAATTATTGCAAATGCACCAACTAAATCTAGACATGTATTGGTATCTACTCCGGATAGACACTTAGTGTTTTTTGGAACTGAAACCACAGTTGGAGATCCATTAACACAAGACGATATGTTTATAAGGTTCTCTGACCAAGAAAATATTTCTGGAAGCAATGCGTACACAGTTACCGCGACTAATACGGCTGGTACACAAAGACTTGCAGATGGTTCTGAAATTATGGGAGCTATCAGAGGTAGGGATGCTATTTACGTTTGGACCGATACAGCATTGTTTCTTATGAAATTTGTGGGTCAACCGTTTACTTTCTCATTTGAACAGGTGGGTACAAACTGTGGGTTGTTTGGAAAGAATGCTTGTATAGAGGTTGATGGCACAGCTTACTGGATGTCAGAAAATGGATTTTTTCAATATGATGGTCAATTAAGGTCTATGCCATGTTTAGTAGAGGATCATGTCTATGATGATATAAATGCTACGTCTAGAGATCTTATTAATGCGGGTTTAAATAATTTATTTGGTGAAGTGAGTTGGTTTTATTGCACAGAGTCCTCTGATCAAATTGATAGGGTGGTTACGTATAATTACCTTGACTCAACAAGACAACGTCCTATTTGGACTACTGGTACATTACCGAGAGCAGCATGGCAAGACTCTGCTGTTTTTGATAGACCGCACGCAACCTTTTATGATCCTAGCAGTAATGCCTCGTACGATGTTACTGGTAATACAGACGGTTGTACTATATACTATCAGCAGGAAACAGGGACCGATCAAATTAATGCTGGTGGAGTTGTTACGGCTGTGTTAGCAAATATTGTTTCTGGAGACTTTGACATTACCAGAAGAATGGTCAGAGGTCAGACTGTTGGAACACCAGATCTTAGAGGAGACGGAGAGTTTATAATGAGAATAAGTAGATTTATACCAGATTTTATTTCACAAACAGGGGACACTCAAATTAGTTTTCAAACTAGAGATTTTCCAAATAGTTCGCCAACCACTACAAATTTTACATCTAGTCCATCTACAACAAAAGTTGACACAAGATTAAGAGCTAGATCCATAGCTTTAAAAGTCGCAAACACATCCACAAATCAAGATTGGAAACTTGGAACATTTAGATTAGATGTGCACCCAGGAGGAAGAAGATAATGGCATTAACAGATCAACAAATAAGAGATCTAGGGATATTATATTTACCTCTACAACAATATTTAAAAAATCCTTTTACACCAGAGTTTGAAAACGAAAAAGTAGAAGAGACTGCTGATCTTCCAGTAAACCTCACAAGTTCTAATATAGGTGGCGGAGGTGGTGGAGCTAGTTCTTTTGATCTTACACCTACTTTTACAACCGAAAGAAGACCGGCACCTACAACAGACTTTAATATTAATCCTGCAG